CCCCCTAACCCGACTGCTCAGGCCTTCTGGCTTAAGAACCGAAAGAAGGATGAGTGGGGCGATAGGAAAGAGATTGTCTTTGATACAAAGGGCCAGGAAGAAGAAAGGAAGCTTCAATTCCTTAAAATGATAAAAGAAGAAGTCGTTGATGCAGATTATTGCGTTGTTGGAGATGTTGCAGTTCTGCCAGAGCCTGAAGTTATAGAAGAAACTGAAGAAGGTTTTATTGAGGATGATCACTTTGGTAAAGAAACAATTGAAGCATAATCTTATGTCGTCAGTAATCTGGGAGATAAATGCCTTATATGAGCCTAAAAGTTACCGAAATATGCCCATTTACAATCCATAATCTGTCTTATGTATCCAGTTGCAATCAGGGCAATACAGAGGTAACATGGACACACCTAGTAGAGAAAGGGTGTGTTTATATGCTTGATTTAGGCAGTTTTGAGGAGTATCTCACAAACAAGGAACTGAGCCTGAATACCATCAGCTGCTATATTCGGGACAGCAAGGTTTTTATGGATTGGTTCAGTAGCAGAACGGATTGTGGATTGGATAGACTGATCCAACTCGATGCCATTGGATACAAGAAGCATCTGCTTAATACCAATAAATCAGTAGTAACAGCCAATAGGAAGGTCGCAAGCGTCAATGCCTTATGCAAATGGCTTTATGATAGCGGATCAACTGTTGATGAGATCAATATCAAGGCGGTTAAGAGTCGGGAGGCTCGGCAGTATAAAGGCTTAGATGAAAAGGATCTAAGGAAACTCCGAGCAGAGATACACCGAAACCGCAATCCACTTCATATATGCATCATTGAGATACTGCTTGGCACAGGGCTTCGGGTGAGTGAACTATGCAATCTAAAGCTTGAAGACATAGAATTATCCGAGCGTAAAGGCACAATCAGAGTCATTGGCAAAGGAAACATATACAGAACACTGCCACTTAATAAGTATGTTCGCAAAGCGATCCAAGACTACGCTGATGCCAGACCTGAAAATGATAGTGACTTCTTATTAATAGGACAGCGAGGAGCATTTAAACGGAACGCAATCAACTTAATCCTTGAAAAGTATGGGCAAAGAGTGGCAGTGGATGTAACCCCACACCGACTCAGACATTCTTTAGGTTATAGGTTAGTCAAGGAAGGAACAGCCATAACGACCATTCAGGAAATCTTGGGTCACGAAAGCATAATGACAACGAATTTATACACCGTCACAACTGAACAGGATAAGGTAGAGGCTCTGGAAGCCTTGGAGTGGTAACATGCCGCTCTATTTTTATGCACCTTTCCCAATGGGAGGGGTGCTTCTATGTGCTGAAATAGCCCCAGCAGTAGATGGCGTGGAAATTTTTGTAGTATTTTTTCTACAAATCATGGTATGCTTTGACAAATGTTTTGTGGAGGTATTGATATGGCTAAAATTTCCTTAGCAAGCTATTCGCTCAAACTAACAAATAAAAATACCGGTGAAATTCAAGATCTAAGTAGAATTATGGTTGGAGAAAATTATATCAATATAAATAACATTTTTGAAAGTTATTTTAATTTAATAAGAGGTGAATATTTTGATCACGAACAAAACCAGAAGTTCTTCACTATCCAGACATATAACCATATTATAGAATACAATGAAAATCTAATTAGGTATCATAAACATACGGGTATACTGGAAACTGGTTCATATGGATATTCTTCAAAAATTTATGATATGGAAACAAATCAAGTGGTATTTGTAAAATTACCGGAAAATCCCGAGATGTTGCCCTTTTTTTACGGGATTTATAGTCCGGAAAATGGAACAGAATGTATTTGCGTTTTTCAAAGGTTTGCTAGTTATGGATTTAAAACAATATTTGAAGATGCTTTAGTAGATTATTTTAAAGAAAACTATTCTAATTATCGTCTTACACTGAATGCCTTATTACCAAGTGATTATATTAACAATTTTCTTAATAAAGGAAGAATAGTGAAATTGAGATTGTTGAAAAATACCTTGCCTGAAGATATAGCAGATGCATATGGAAATAACAATAACGAAACATATGAGGTAGTTATAAAAGCTGGAAAAAGAGGAAGTTTACGTATCATGGATAAAATACGTAGAATATTCAACAGAGAAAGTACAGTTACACAGGCTTTTGAAGTGCAAGGATTTGAATATGATAACGCAAAAATTGAGGTAAGAGTCGGAAATGCCACTAAAACATTAGATCTAGGCGAATTGGAGAATTTAACTGGCTATTTTGATATTACCGAAGAAGTTGAAACGGATGATGGACATCCAATTTACGACAGTATACAAGAGGTATCAAAAGAATATGCAGAGCATTTTTTAAGAGAGCGTAATATTATTGATTAGAAGCTAATTGTCATCATAAATAGGGAGCTGGTAGCAGTGAAAATAATTTATTGAGGGGGTGTTGGTGTGATCAAAATCCTTTTAGAAACGAATTCAAATATTACAAACTCATTTACTAAGTATATTAGTGGCGAGACATTGTTAGTGCTTTTTGCCTTCACGTTATATTTATTCTTTTTAAGGAGAAATACTAAAGTCAATATTCTAGATATTATTCTAAGACATATCCAGACTTTGAGAGATTATTCATCAGATAAGGTAAGTAAAAAAGATATATTTACATTTTTTATTTTACCTGCTATTGTTGCAATTACGCTAGCTTTAAAAGGTTATATAACAAATAATGGTATCGGAATTGTAATAACCGTATTTTCAATATTTGCAGGATTGTTGTTTAATTTGCTTATTTTAATTATGGATATTGGAAGAAGAGTTAGAAAACAAGGGAAAGAAGAGAATGTTGATGCAAAAAAACAAAAGCTCACAGAAAGCCTAATTTCGGAGACCTATAGCAATGTAGCGTTCAGCATATTAATCTCATTGACTGTAATATGTATTACTTTGATATTTATTATTGGCTTATCAAATGTCATTTTAAAATTCATAATATCAACAACGCTTTATTGGTTAATAATTGTTTTTATAATGACATTATTTATGATACTCAAGAGAGTATTTCGCTTATTAGACAACGAATTAATTAACTAGAGGGTGATAATTATTAAGAAAGAGTTAGCTCGCCAAAACCTCCTGCTCAAGCAATATCTGGATAAATACTTCTCCCCGCACAAGATTGAACAACTTGTCGGGGAGTTTTCATTTTCAGAGCTACGCAAGTTACTTGGCGAGATGGATTTAGAATTTTTTAGCTTATGTTACTTCCCTAAATACTTTGATCGTAGATTTGGGGAGTTTCATTTAGAGCTATTCGAGGAACTCAAATATATGCTGGACAATAAAGGGTTGATTGAAGCTTTTGGATTACCAAGGGAACATGGCAAAAGCACCATTAACTCTTTTTTATTTCCCTTGTATTCAACGCTATATAATAAATCCCAATTTACATTGATAATATCAGCAACAGAACAGATTGCTCTACCCTTCCTTGATATGATTAAGGATGAGCTGGAAAACAATGAGTTGCTAATGGAAGACTTCGGTATTCAAAAAGGAAACCGCTGGAACAATAATGAAATATGGGTAAGGGGTAAAGGGGGCATTGATGCCTGTATAATGATTCGTGGAATTGATGGTTCACTAAGAGGCATCCACTTCAAGCAATTTAGGCCTCAGCTTGTTTTGCTAGATGATCTTCTCAAAGATGATACAGCAAAATCAGAAACAAAACGTGAGCAGGTTAAAAATACGTTTACAGATGTAGTGATTCCAATCGGGACTAGAGATACAAACATCCTTGTCGTCGGTACTTGTTTACATGAGGAAGATCTAATGACCGATCTGCTGAAGGGTAAAATACCTGGGGTCAGAAGCATAAAGAAAGCAGCAGTCATATGCTTTGCCGAACGAGACGATTTATGGAGTGACTGGGAAGCCAAATATAATAATTTATTGGACTTGGACAGGATTAAAACTGCCAAGTCCTTTTTTTATGACCATCAGGAGGAAATGTTAGAAGGAACAGAAATACTGTGGTCAGAGTATCTTGATTACTATTATCTCATGTGCAAGAAGCAATCTATGGGAGACAAATCCTTCTATAAGGAAATGCAGAATGATCCACGCAGCACAGATGATTATATCTTTCGGGATATTCAATATTGGGACAGGCTTCCTGGATTTGAAGAAATGGAACTAGTGATGTACATTGATCCAGCAATTAAAGCTGGCAAAAGAAATGACTTTTCAGCTATAACAATTCTCGGCCTTCAAAGAAAAACTAAGCAAAAGTATGTTGTTGACGGTAGCATATACAAACTGCTTCCCGATGATCTGTTTCAGGTAGCCATTGAAAAATTACTGCAATATCCAGTTGAGAAGATTGGATTCGAGACTACAGCAGCGCAGAGCTATATCAAGCAGAAATTTGAAGAGGAACTATGGAAGAATAAGATATTTACTCCTGTTGATGAAGTGATAAGTAGGGGCCAGAAACATGAGAGGATTATATCGCTTGAACCAGAAGTAAAGAAGGGGCATATCCTATTCAGCTTTGACAATATAAGGTATAATAACCAAGTGAAGGATTACAACAAAGGAGCTAAACATGATGATGCTCCAGACAGCCTTTATGGTGCTGTTCAGTTGGTTGAAGGGGTAAAGAGTATTAGGTTTTTTGATCGGAGCTTATTGTTTTGATACGATATGTATTATTGCGTATCTGTAGGATTTTACGCAATAAAGATTATTGATAAGACTCTGTGAAGAAAAGGATATGGATAATACGGAGTAAATTGAGTCATTGTTCCAGACTGGCATCGACAGGGTTCCAGATTTTCAGAGCCCCCCCTCTTTTTTATCAACAACGGCTCACTTAATATAATTCGTTTACGGAAAAATTCCCGTGCTGTGATTACGTCTACCAACCACGCTATAACTTGGTAAAAGGCTTCTGTCTTTTTTTATTATTTATCCTAATTAGGTTAAAGATAAGCGTACGGAGATGCAAGTTTTTACTATAATAAATCTTATCCAAAAGATATCGTATTTTTGATTTCGTCTCTGGATTGAAATCATGAAAGAAGGCAATCTCATTGACACTTTTTAAGACTCCTTCGGAAAAAATTATCCTCGATGAAAAAATTAGGTTAACGCGGTTGAAAAAAGCCTATCAACTTGGGCTTGACAAACTTCCTGCAGGAACGATTCAGGCCTTAAATCTTGGGGGGGAAGATTTATTTTACCTGGTTCGAGAAGGCTTTGGCAAAAAAAGTGCCAAAAGTCTTAGCCACTACAGCACGCATCAACTGGATGAACTCAAAGAAAAACTTTCCCGCCGCGACAAACTTGAACGGGAATTGAGATTCATGACTTGAACGCGCATTAAATACAGATACGATTGAAGAATGGGTTAATGAATTCAAAGCGAAAAACCCGATAGTTTAGCTGAAAATAATATCAAAAAAAACTGAGCAAGAACATTATGAAAATAATAAGTAGCTTTAGTTAGTGCATAATATTCGTATTTTGTGTAGGATGCAAAACGAACTTATAAAGCCTATACCAAAATGGCATGGGCTTTTTTCATTGCCCGTTTTTAGAAAGGATGTGACATTTTGAACATAAACGAAAACTTAATAATCGAATGCCTAAATGAGCTAAACAAAAACGCTCTAGCAAAGCAAAAATACAAAGACTACTACGAGGGCAACCACTCAATCTTGAAAAGCTACCAGATGCAGGATAGCCGGAGCAATATGAGACTGGTATTCAATTTCCCTCGCAAGTTCGTAGACAATGAAACAGGATATATTCTCGGCAAACCTGTCAATTATATTTCCAAGTCAGATGAGTCTACAATCACAGCTGCCATTGATAAAAACACCAGCCACTGGGATAAAGAACATAACATCAATCTGCGAAAGCAATCAGAAATATATGGAGAAGCCTATGAACTCAACTATGTGAATACTGAAGGGGAGTTTTCAGCAACAATACTCACCCCATTGAATGCTTATGTTCTGGAGGATGGATCTGCCGAGAGAAACGTTGTGCTGGCTTTACATACTTTCACTAAGAAATTCGATGATAAGAAATATCTAGATGTTTATACCGCTAACGAAATCTTACATTATGAATTAGGAAGTAACAGCAATAAATCATCGCTCAACCTGGTTGGTAGTCATGAGCATATTTTTGGCAGAGTACCTGTGACTGTATGTTCCGCCAATAATGAAAAGATAAGCGGCTTTCAGGATGTCATTTCCCTCTTTGATGCCTACAATGCTCTGAATTCCGATTTGGTCAATGAAATCGCTGACCATCGCAACGCATACCTTGTAATTGAAAATGCCAAAATTGAGGAAGAAGATTTACTCAAGATGAAAACAATGGGGATTATTCAAGTGCCTTCAGGGGGCAAGGTAAGCTGGCTTACAAAGGAAATCAATGACTCGTTTGTGAAGAATGAATTGGATAATATAGAACGTAAAATATATGACATGATGGATGAGGTCAATTTCAATGAGAGCTGGGCCAGCAACACTTCAGCTTTGGCACTTCGCAATAAACTCCTCAATCTTGAAAATCGAGTTGCTATAAGAGAAGCTTTTATGGAAAAGGTGATCAAACAAAGGCTGAAAAACCTGTTTGTATATCTACTGAAAAAGGAAGGCATAGTCTATGACTACAGGGATGTGGCAGTAAAATTCACAAGGAACCTTCCAACCGATATGGTGGGACTTGCGGATGTCATTGTCAAAATAAAGGATATATGTTCTCAGGAAACATTGCTTTCGTTATTGCCATTTGTGGAATCACCTAAAATTGAGATTAATAAGTATAATGCAGAGCGTAACAAAATAGATACAACAAATAATACTGCGCCAGTTTCTAATGAAGTTATTGCCTAAATACACGTTGTAAGCCTTCAAAATTGTTGAGTAGGGTGAATATACCACTACTCTTTTTTAGTGCCTAAATTGGGTGATATATGCCACATAACGTTTGATATGAAAAGCCATGAACCTCTTGATACAAGCGGGTTTATGGTATTTTGTTTATAAATTAATTTGCCCGTTTTAAGGGTGAGAGGAGGTGGAAATGATGTGGCAAGGTTAAGCAAAGTTGAGAAGGAGGATCTAGGTTTTTGGATTAATGCTAAAGGAGAAATTGAGTATCACAAAAGATGTGCAAGGTGCAGTCAGGAATGTAAACAATCCTTTAGATGCTTAGAAGTCCTTTGTCCCAAGTATCAAAGGAGATAATAATTTGTCCTGGGTATGACGTTAAACTGCTTAAAGCACAAAAGTGTTTCTGGTTCTATGAGTCAGAAGGGCAAATTGAAAGGGGAATATATTCATGACATTAGAAGAAGCGAAACAGTACATGGAAGAAAACAAAGGTAGTGATGAGGTTAAAGCATATCTTCAGGGGCTAGTAAACGTTGAAGGGGTGCAGACATTCTTCACACAAAATGAGGATGGCAAGAGATGGCTGGACAGTGAACGAGACAAGCATCTAAACAAAGGTCTGGATACTTGGAAAGCCAACAACCTGCAAAAAGAGATCGACAAGAAGATCCATGAACTTTATCCAGAGGAAACAGAGGAGAAGAAACAACTCAGGGAACTAAATGCCAAAATAGAAACGATGGAGCTTGAGAAACAGAGGGAAGTTCTTAAGAACAAAGCTCTTACTATTGCTGCCGATAAAAAGCTTCCCATAAATAAGATCGTGGATTTGTTCATTTCAGATAATGAAGAAGCCACGGTTGCCAATATCGGCAGGTTTGAAGAGATCTTTGGGACTTCAGTTCAATCGGCTGTGGAAGAAAGACTTAAAAGTAATGGCTATACTCCACCGAATAATGGCGGTCAAAACACCCAACCACAAAATCTAAATGACGCTCTAAAGAACTATTATACCGACAAAAATAAAGGTTAAAATTGAAAGGGGATTAATTTATTATGATTACACTAGCACAAGCAAAACTAAACACCCAGGATGCCATTCAAGCGGGGGTCATCGATGAATTCAGAAAGAGCTCATTCATATTGGACAATATGACATTTGATGATGCCGTTAGTCCTGGGACAAATGGAGCTACCCTTACTTATGGTTACACAAGATTGATCACTCAGCCGACTGCAGCATTCAGAACAATTAACAGCGAATATACGCCACAGGAAGTCACCAAAGATAGATATACTGTGGAACTTAAACCGTTTGGTGGTTCATTCCAGATAGACAGAATTATAGCTAATACAGGAGGACTCGTAGATGAAGTAAACCTACAAGTACAGCAAAAGGTAAAGGCAGCAAGGGCATTATTCCACGACACTATTATCAATGGCGATTCTGCAGTGGATGCTAATTCCTTTGACGGTTTGAATAAGGCCATTACGGGTTCAAGCACAGAATTTAATTCTGGAGCCTATATTGACCTTTCTACATCGACGAATGTGGATACCAACTACAAGCAATTCCTCGACTTGTTGGATGAATTTCTGTCCAACCTTGATGGCACTCCAACATTCCTGGGTGGGAATTCCAAGCTTATTACAAAAATTAAAGCAGTCGCTCGAAGGGCAGGTTATCTCACCCAAAGTGAAGATGCGTTTGGCAAGAAAGTGGATGCCTATGATGGGATTGTACTTGTTGATCTTGGTGCGAAGGCCGGAAGTAATGATCCCGTCATTTCAATAGTGGATGTCAGAAAACCAAACGGTACAGATACAGTCACTGGTTTGACAGACCTTTATGCTGCTAGGTTAGCATTAGATGGTTTCCATGCTGTATCTCTAGCTAATCAAGATTTAGTTAAGATTTGGTTGCCTGACTTTGCAACATCGGGAGCAGTCAAGAATGGTGAAGTCGAGATGGTTGCTGCCGTTGCTCTGAAGGCAACAAAGAGTTCTGGTGTCATGAGAAATATTAAAGTAATTTAAATGGAGGTAAAACAATGGCGAAGATATACAGCAATAATAAACAATATAACGGTATATCTGCTAGTGTGAACTTTATCAATGGGGTGGGGGAGAGCAATCTCCCTCACCTTATTTCTTGGTTTCAGGAAAATGGATACACCATAGTAGATGATAAAAGGGAACCTAGCATTTATGATTCCATGGC